AATATAGCACGGAAAATCCAGTACTACGTCGAAAGCATCGAGCCGGAAGAATCCGGGCTGGTGCGGACGATTACAATTTCCCTTATTTGTCCAGACCCGAAGTTTTACGCCCTGACCGACAACTTGACGCAGTTTGCCGTCTGGCAGGGCTGCATCCGGTTTCCGCTGCAAATCGTCGAACCGTTCCACGTGACTGAGAAGGTGAATACCCTGATCGGCAATGTCCACAACGACAGTGCCGTGGAGATGGGCCTGACCGTCACGTTCCGGGCGACCGGAACAGTCACGAGCCCGTCGCTCTACGACATCAACCGCCGGGAGCTGATGCAGATCAACGCGACCATGCACGCAGGGGACATGATCGTTATTACGACGGCTGACGGCAACAAGCGCGTCAAGTTGATTTCCGGCGGCGTGACAAGCAACATAAGCAATCTGATGCAATATCCCCCGAAGTGGCTCAAAGCCTACCAGGGGGATAATTTATTTCGGTACAACGCGGGCGAGGGGATTGACAACCTGTCTGTGTCAATTCTGAGCACACAAGCGTATTGGGGGGCGTGAGCATGGATTTATATATTTACAACCCGGATATTGAGCTGCAGGGCGTTATTGACGGTTACAGCTCGCTCCGCTGGCGGCGGCGGTATTTCGAACCGGGCGAATTCGAGCTTCACGCGCCGGCGACCGCCGATAATATCGCGCTGCTGACCGAGGGCAACATTATCCACCGGCTGGACCGGTCGGAAGCTGGGATTGTCGAGGGCATCAAGATTACCACGTCTGACAGTACTGGCGAAGAAATTACCGCAACCGGCCGCATGGGCTCATCTATGCTTGACCGGCGTATCATTATGCCAACCATCAATTTTAACGGCAGCGTCGAGGACACCGTGCGCAAAATCGTGTCGGACAACGCAATTACCGCCCGACCCCTGCCTCATCTGGTACTTGGCACTGTAGGCGGATTTGCTCCGACAGCAACAGGTCAAGTCACATACAAGACAGCACTGTCAGCTATCGAGGCACTCAGCAAGGCCGCACCGCTCGGCTTTAGAACACGTTTAGACGTGCCAAATAAGCAGTGGATATTTGAAGTCTACGACGGTGTAGATAGGACCGTAACGCAAAAGAACCGGCCCTACATACTCTTCAGTGATGAATTCCGGAATATCGATAAACCGGAGTGCACATTTGATGACACTGGTTATGCAAACTTCGCGTACGTCGGCGGCGAGGGTGAGGGCAACAATCGGGTAATTGTTACGATAGACCACACTGGCGGCGAACCGCGCCGGGAGCTGTGGGTCGATGCGAAGGATCTGCAAAATACCGAGGACACAAGCGAGAGCTTCAGCGGCGACGGAAACACGGCATCGTTTGCGCTGGCGCACACACCGTCCAGTGTATCATCCGTTACAGTTGGCAGCAGCACGGCGTCATACTCGATCAGTGGCAGCACGATTACCATTAGCCCCGCGCCAAAGCAAGGGGCATCAATAGATGTAAGTTACAGCTACAAAAAATTGTCCGATGCGGCTTATGCCGCACAGCTTACACAGCGCGGCCTTGAAAAGCTGGTGGAGGCGAAAAAGTCGGAATCATTTACGGCGGCAGCCGTGGATACACAAAATTTCCAGTACCTGGTTGACTGGGATCTCGGAGACATCGTGAGCTTCGAAAAGTGGGGCATAAGGCTTGACGAACGCATTACAGAGGTCGAGGAAGTTGACGAAAACGGCGTGATAGTCATTACGCCAACCTGTGGCAGCCCATTACCGGAAACTCTTAATTTAGGAGATGATAATTAATGGCAGAATCAAGTGGCTTTTTTGCAGACGTCAGTGGCGACCGTGAGTATACGTCTGATTGGTTAGCAAAATATATCTCATCTATAGTCGGCAACGGCACTTATGACGGCGAACTTGGTGTTACAGCGGACGGTAGTGCCATGAGCGTTACATTGCCGTCCGGCCGCGCGTGGATAAACGGTTACTATTATTGCAATGACGGTAACTTGACGCTGGCAATCGACAACGCTGGTGGTGTACTCAACCGCAAGGACATAGCCGTCCTGCGATGGGATGTCAACGCGCGGTCGATTGCCGCGCAAGTCATTAAGGGCGCACAGGCAAGTACCGCAGTGGCACCGTCGATTACCCGTACTGCCGAGCAGTATGACTTGAAACTGGCGGAGATAAGCGTGCCCGCCGGCACAACGGCAATTACGCAGTCAATGATTACCGATTGCCGGTTAGATAAATCAGTCTGCGGCATTGTCACAGGTGCGGTCACGCAGGTCGACACGACGGCATTTTACAATCAAATACAGGCTGACCTTGCGAAATTTAAGGGAACAAATGAAGCCGAGTTTACGACGTGGAAGAATGCCAAGTATACCGAATTTCAAAGCTGGCTTTCCACAATGCAAAATATCCCGCCTGCAGATGTGGCAGCTTACCTGCAGGGGCAAATCAATAGCCGCGCATACTCAAGGCTGGACTGCAAAAAGGCTGGAACGGTCTATGCTTTGTCCGGCCTCACCGTAGCGTCCGGGCTTGTGCCATGCGTTTTCAAGGCCGACGCGGATTACAATTTTGGCGACACCTTCACAATGGACGGTGATGCGATTTCGGCGGTATTACCGGACGGCAGCGGGCTGGAAGACGGATTCTTTAAGGCCGGCATGGTAATGACTGCGGTATATGATACGGACAATAAAGCGCTAAATTTTAAGTCGGGCGGCAGTGATTACGATACGCTGCCCGCCCAAGTAAGCAATTTTTACGCAACACGCGACAACGCAAAAGTCACACTGAACTGGACAAACCCCGGCGACACGAATTTTGCGGGTGTACTGATTTTAAGAAAAACTGGCAGCTACCCGCAGAGGCCGTCGGACGGAGACCGCGTGTACTCCGGCACGGGTACGTCCTACGCTGATACTGGCCTTACCAACGGCACGCAGTATTGTTACCGGGCGTATGCCTACAACAGTAAAAAACAGTACCAGACACTGTATTGTGTAGCGACGGGGACACCGCTTGAAGGGTATCGGTTGGATTCTATGCCGGTTGGCATAAAGATTAAATTCGGTTCTATTTTCGGAAACAAGATTATTCAAAGGGTAACAAATCTTGACGGCAGTGATGTAACGCTCATCGCAGACAAGATCATTGTGCGCTATGCCATAGATGCATCAGAGGGAAATAGCGGCAGTGTGGGATACTATGGCAATAATAGATATTCTCAATCCAATATTCATCAGTGGCTAAATTCAGGCGCTGGAGCCGGAGAATGGTATACTGCGCAGCATAGTGAAGATGCGCCGCCGTCATATTCAAGCGCGGCAGGTTTTTTAAATGGATTTACAAATAATGAAAAAGAGCTATTAAAAGCAAAGTCAATAGTGGCTGTTAATTCTCGTGCTTCTCCGGCTGTAGCTGAAACTTTAAATGCTAGGGTTTGGCTGCCAAGTAAAACTGAATTGGGGCTCACATCAGATTATACAGAAGGAACTAAATTTGCAGGATTTTCAGATAATAATAGCAGAAAAACGACAAGCACAGCAGACGCTGATGCGCAAACACCGGATAAGACAACAATGCAGCATTGCTATTGGTCTCGCACTCCAAACTTAACAAGTTGGACATGTGCTATATTACCCGATGGAACGTCTCCATATAGTTATGCTACTGATAGTTCTTATGGCATTCGCCCCTGCTGCTGCCTTGATGGTTCTGCTATGCTCCATCCCGAGCCTGATTCTGACGGTTGCTATATACTCGAGGAGGGATAAAATGCTTGAAAATTACATGAATCTAAATGGTGTATGGACGCCGGTATTAATTGTACAGTCCGATACCGCGCAGACCTACGGTGACACGATCACGGACGGCGATATCCGTTATACCGTCACGCCGCTGAAATCCACACAGGCCGATGGCAAATACACCTATTATTTTGTCATTCGTGGCAAAGAGCGGCTCGTTCTGCCCGATGACGCAAAGCAGCAGATCAGTAACTTGCAATCCGCCAATACCGCCTTGGGGCAGCAGGCCGCGGCGCTCACGCTTGCCAATACATCGCTCGGCAAACAAGTAAGTCAACTTACATTAGCCAATACCACACTCGGTAAACAGGTAACGGCATTGTCAATTCAAATGAAAGGAAGTAAATCATAATGGAATTTTGGACAGCAGCATGGAAATTCGGTTGGGCGGATATGGCAACGATGCAAGAAGCTGTACAGGTCGGGTGCATCTCGTCCGCCGACTACAAGCAGATTACCGGCACAGATTACACAGCATAGCCGCTCCTCAACAGGGCGGCTAAATTTATGCGAAAAATTAGCCGGCAGAGGCTGATTTAAGCCTCCGTTGGCCTGATTTATGGAGGGTGATGTTTATGAGTATCAAAGGAATCGACGTTTCAAACAGTAACGATGGAGTTGACTGGGGCAAGGCAAAAGCAGCAGGCTTGCAGTTTGCAATACTGCGTTTAGGCTACGGTGAAGACATGTCTTCGCAGGACGACGGCCAGTTTGCCCGCAACGTTTCCGAATGTGAGCGCCTCGGCATTCCGTGGGGTACTTACCTGTATTCTTACGCGATGGCGGTATCCGACGCTGCAAGTGAGGCGCGGCACATTAAGCGTCAGCTGAAAGGCCGTAAGCCGTCTTACCCTGTCATAGTTGACATGGAGGACGGAGACGGGTACAAGGCGCGGTACGGGGGGATACCGTCTGCGCAGGTGAACACGGATATTTTAAAGTCCGAGCTTACCGCGCTGGAATCCGCAGGCTACTATGCAGGCTGGTACGCAAATAAGGACTGGTGCCTCAACCACCTTTACCCGAATCAGCTTAGCCGCTGGCTGTTCTGGTATGCGCGCCCGGGCGTCAGTTCGCCCGACAGGCCGTGCGGCATATGGCAGTACAGAGTGGGCACGTGGCCGGGCGTCAGCGGCAGCTGCGACCTCGACATTTCTTACAATGACTATGCGGCAGTGATTAGGAAAAGCCATCTCAACGGCTGGACGGATTCAGGCAAGAATTATACCTGCGACACGGGCGGCACAGTGACAATAGCCCGTGGAAGTGCTTATCAGGCACTGATAACCTGCAAAGGAACGCCGAAGGTAATTGCGGGCACACCCGACATTGTAACAGTACTGCACCGGTACGACGACGGTGACAAGCATTATTACTACATCGTCCCAATCGGCCACTCCGGGCAGGAAGCAGGAATCTACATTAACGGTAGCCCGCGGCAGTTTATCGCGCGTGTGAAATGAAAGGGTGATATGGGTGGAAGCAATTAACGTTGGATTGCTGATTGCGATTATTGGCTGTTTTGTCGGACTTGCGGGCTGGCTGGCTGGACGCGATAAAAAAATTTTAGGTGATGGCGAATGGAAAGGCTCTGTAAACACAAAACTGGATGATATTAAGTCATCCGTGAGTGGTACAAACACACAGCTGGACAAGCTGGGCGGTGCTATCTCGACGCATGAAAAGCGAATTACTGAGGTTGAGTCAAGCACGAAACAGGCGCATAAGCGCATTGACCGATTGGATAAAATTGTTGACGATAAAAATTAAATTTGGGGGGTACATAATGAAAATCAACTGGAAAGTCCGTATCCGCAACAAAGCGTTTTGGCTGGCGCTTATCCCGGCGATACTTCTGCTGGTACAAGTGGTGCTTGCGCCGCTTGGGTATAGCTGGGACTACGGTGTACTCAATCAGCAGCTTGCGGCAATTATCAATGCGCTGTTCGCTGTGCTCAGCATTGTAGGCGTAATCGCTGACCCAACCACCGGCGGCGTATCCGACAGCGAGCGAGCACTGGGGTATACCGTGCCTGCCGCAAAGCAGGCAGAGCTAAAAGACCGGCAAAAAAGCAAATTGAGATAACAAAATCCCCGGCTCACCTTAATTGGCAGGTCGGGGATTTTTTGCGTTACCAGCACAAAAAATAAGTTTTTTTCAGAAAAAGCAAAAAACTTATTTTATTAGTTCCTCTATTGTTGTGTTCAACACCTCAGCAAGTTTTTTCAGCTGACCGTACTTCATACGGTCGAGACTGTGTTCTCCTGTTTCGTATCTCTGATACATCCGGCGAGCCATGCCGATTTTATCTGCTACATCAATTTGCGACATTCCAGAAGCAGTACGGAGAGATTCAAGTTTTGACATTATATTTACCACCTAATTTTTTCAATCGTTCCAGAGCCACAGATAGTCGTTTGTGATTAAGCTCTGTACCCACAAATTTTTTTCCAACTCTATATGCAGCGCAAGCCACAAGCCCGCGTCCCATACACAAGTC